ATCTTGTGATCACCGTCATCGCCGTACTGACCGGGGCTAGCTCCGCTACTAGCGTCACTCTGTCTGTTTCTGGCGTTAAGATCGATCCCAGTGCCATTACGAAAAATGACATCATTGGTGGGTACGACTCCACGACTGGCGTGGAAAAGGGTCTTGAAGTCCTCCGCCAGGTCTTCCCGAAGCTAGGCCTGACTCCTGGTCTGATCGTTTGTCCTGGCTGGTCTAAGGATCCCAACATCGCCGCTGCCATCGCTGCCAAGTGCGAGTCCATCAACGGTAGCTTCAAGTGCGAGGCTGTTGTCGATCTTGACTCTTCTTCCACTGGCTGTACCAAGTATGCGGATGTCGGGGATGTAAAGACCGCAAGCGCCATGGTTTCGGAACATCTGGACGTGATGTGGCCGTGCGCCAGGATCGGCGACAAGATCTATCACGGCTCCGCCATCCGTGCGGCCTTTACCGCACAGACGGACGCCGAGAACGACGATGTGCCGAACCTGTCCCCGTCTAACATCCAGGTTCCGATTTCTGGCATCTGCCTGGAGGATGGCACCGAGGTCCTGCTGGACGAGCAGCAGGCTAACGTTGTCAATAGCTATGGCGTTAACACGTTCAACCGTTTCAGGGATTGGGTGCTCTGGGGCAACCGCACGGCGGCCTATCCCGGCTCCACGGATCCCAAGGATGCCTGGATCTGCTGCAGGCGTTTCTTCACCTGGTGGGGAAATTCTTTCATCTTGACCTACCATCAGCGCGTGGATAGCCCGGCTAACTACCGTCTGATCCAGACCATCATTGATGACGAAAACGTCAAGATGAACTCCTTGGTCGCCCAGGGTAAGTGCGCTGGCGGCCGGATCGAGTATAGGGAGGATGAGAACACCGTTAACGATGTTCTTAACGGGAAGCTCCAGTTTCACCAGAGCCTGGCACCGTTCACTCCGGCCGAGGACATTCTTAATGTTCTCGAGTTTGATCCTGATATTCTTGCAGCTGCGTTGGGAGGTGAATAATTATGCCACTGCCGACCAAGATTCATAGTTATAACGTTTACTATGGTGAGAAGGCGCAGAAGTTTGCGGGCATCACCGAAGAGGTGACGATGCCCGACTTCGACGCCATCACCGAGGCCCTTAACGGGGCCGGGATCCTTGGTGAGATCGACGAGCCTATGGTAGGCCGCTTCGGTGCGAACGAGATTGAAATCCCGTTCAGAACCTACGCCAAGGAGGTTTTCCAGATCATGAAGATGGGGGATGCTATTTCCCTCACGCTTCGGATCAGCACCCAGGCCATGGAGCAGAGCACCATGGAGACCGCCTTCCTGCCCTCCAGGATCGTCATCAAGGGCAAGAACAAGGGTATCTCCTACGGCTCCGTCAAGGCGGGCGCGGGAGCTGCTCCGACCGTAAAGATCGAGATCCTGTACTTCAAGATCGAGGTTTCTGGTACCGAGGAGTTCGAGCTCGACAAGATTAACTTTGTCTACAAGGTCCATGGAAAGGACCTGCTGGCGAAGGTTAAGAATCAGATTTAAGGGAGGGTAACCCATGGCGAAAATCACAAATATCGATGAGGCTCCTTTGACCGGGGACGTGGTGGGAGTTGAGAAACCTTTGTACATTACCTTTGCAAAACCCTATACCTTCGAGGGGGAAACTTACGAGGGTATCGACCTGTCCGGGATGGAGGATCTGACGGCTAGGGACTTGATCATCGCCCAGAAGGACTTGGAGCGTGGGGGCACTCATAGCGTGCTGCCGGAAATGACCATGGAGTATGCGTGCATTTTCGCTGCCAGGGCATCCGGAAAACCCGTGGAGTTTTTCCAGTCGATGCGCCCCCGCGATGCCATTAAGGTCAAGGCGGCCGTGACAAATTTTTTGTACGGACAGGAGTAAGCCCGGATGACGGGAAGGCCTTGCGCAGGCTCTGCGTGAGGCTTTCCATTATTCTTAAGACAAGCTGGCACGATATGGAACAGCTGACCGTGCCAGAACTATTTGACATCGCAAAGGAGGTGACGGAAGCCCATGGCTAAAGAGCAACAGCTCATGATAAAAATCGCTGGCAAGCTGGACAGCAGTTTTAACAGCATGTTGTCAAGCGTCCAGAGCGGCATAGCCGGGGCCACGAAGGCCTTGGGCACGGCCACCCTTGCGGGGGCTGCCGCCGTCGGGGCGGGGCTGACCAGTGCGGTAAATACAGGAAAAGACTTTGAAAAGTCGATGAGTCAGGTGGCGGCCACCATGCGGTTGGACAACACGGTGGCCGAAGATGCGGAAACGCTAAGCCACCTGGAGGGTGCAATCCGGCAGCTTGGGGCTACCACCTCTTTTTCTGCCATGGATGCGGCGGAGGCCGCCAACAATTTGGCCATGGCAGGTTACAACGAGGGCGAGATCATGGCCGCCCTCGGTACCTCCCTCAACCTGGCCGGTGCCGGTGCGCTGTCCATGGGGGAGGCTACGGAGTATCTGACCAACGGCCTGGCCTCCTTGGGGCTGGATAAGACGGAGGAAAACTTTAGCCACTTCGCGGATGTCTTGGCCATTACCGCGGCATCGGCTACCACCGATGTCTCCATGATGGGGCAGGCGGTGACCACGCTTGGTGCGACAGGTCAGGCGCTATCAGGGGTTGACGGGGACATGCAGTCCCTGACCGCCAACCTCGGTGCGTCCCTGGGCATCCTGGCGGATGTAGGCATCACTGGATCCGAAGCTGGTACCCACCTTCGGAACATGATCATGTCCCTCCAGAAGGCCAGGAACTCGGATGCGCAAGTCCTGTTCGACCAGTACGACATCAAGACCTACGATGAGGCCACTGGCCAGTTCAGGGACATGCAGGACGTGCTGCAGGATCTGGACAAGGTCATGGACGGGATGAGCTCCGACGAGGAGCGCAACAATTTCCTTTCCACCATCTTTAAACAGACCGACCTTGCTGCTGCCTCGGCATTGATTGCACAGAGCGGTGACAGGTATTCCGAGCTCTACGATGCCGCCATGCACGCTTCGGACGGGATGGGCGTGGCTGCAGAGATGTACCACACCCAGACCGACAACCTGCAAGGTGATTTGGATGCTTTGGGTAGTGCCGTTTCTGACTTTCAGATTGAGGTTCACAAGTCGCTCAATACTGGCCTTCGGGACACCGTCCAGACGGCTGCATCCATGGTGCTGCAGCTGGAGGACGCTTTCAAGCAGGGCGGCATGAGTGGCCTAGCCGAAGCCTTGGGTGGTGTCCTTTCGGATGCCATGACGATGGCGGTGGACAAATCCTCCGGCCTGGTCGAGGCTTCAGGCAAATTGATTACTGGCCTTTTGGGCGGGATCGAACGCAACGCCGGAGCCTTGGGGGCAGGTGCTGCGCAGCTGGTCGGTATGCTGGCCAACGTGATTACTACCGCCGCCCCCCAGCTGATGCAGGCGGGCGGCACGCTCCTGCTGGGGCTATTGGATGGAATGCGGGCTAACCTGCCCCAGATCGGCTCTGACTTTACCTCGATGCTCACCGGCATCTTTAACGTTGCCGGGGACCTTGGGCCACAGCTGATCAACGCCGGGGCGGACGCCCTGGTTGCCCTGGCCGATGGTCTGGCAGGGGGAAGCCCGGAGCTGATCGCGGCTGCTGAAAGGGCGGTTGCTGCTATTTCGGATGCCATCGTAGCCAATGCTCCTAAGTTGATCGAGGCGGGGACTAAGCTCCTGGCCGCCCTCGGTAAGGGCATGATGGCGGGTATCGGGGGATTCTTCCAGGATCTCGGTACCGGGGAGGCTACGCTAGGCGGGTTCGTCTCCGCTTTTGGACCACTCCTTTTGATGGGCGGGAAGGTGGCACCTGTCTTCAAGCTTGCCACCAAGGGCATCAAGGCTTTCGTCCCGGCGGTCAAGTCTGCTGGATCCGTGACGGGCGGGCTTTCCGCCCTGTTTCCGAAGCTGGCTACGGCTCTAGGGAGTATCTCTCCCGCTGCCGTCGGCGTGGTCGGCGGCATCGGCCTGATCGGGGCGGCCATTGGGAGCCTCTGGAAAAATAACGAGGGATTCAGGAACAATATCTCCAATACTTGGGACAACATCAAGCAGAGCGTCTCCAATGCTGGATCCAGCATCAAACAGAGCCTGGGTAGTTTGGGGATCAACTTTGGGACCATTACATCCGGTTTGTCCAGCGCTTGGACGGGGTTTACTTCCATCGTCGCCCCTCTGGCAGAGGGGGCTTTCGGGGTGGTTGGCTCGACCATATCCACGGCCATGGGTACGGTATCCCTGGCGGTGGATGGCGTGGTTGCTTTATTCAAGGGCGACTGGGACACCGCCCTTACCGATGCGGGCAAGATTGCGGATACGTTCTGGACTGGCGCTGAGAGTGCCGCTACCTCCGCTGCGGAGGGGATCACCGGGGGGATCAATTCCCTGATTGAGCTGTTCGGAGGAGATTTCCAGATCTCC